GTTCTTCAACAGTTTCCTGGATAGCTTCTTCAGACATTCTCTTCTACTCTCTCTGGCAATGTGATGAAATCTTCAGGCGAATAATGCAACATGGACATAATGCGGAGTGCCGCGTTACGCATGCCTTCATTAAACGCCGTCTCTTGAGGCGAGGCACCAATAGTCGAATCCAACACAAAACAACTGGTGACAATGTCGTTTAAGACACGCCGCCCCTCGTCTGTGCTGAAAGCGATTTTGTAGTCCCTAGTCCTCTGGGCTAATTTTTGACTACTCATCAACCTTGGTTAAGTTTCGAGAGAACGTCAGCCCCTTGACCGGCTGCTTCTAAACCCTGCTGCAACATAGCCATCTGTTGGGCTTGCTGTTGTTGCTGGCGCATCTGCTCCATTTCCTCCTCCGACTTAAAGAGTGAATTCGGCGTGCCGAACAGGTCTCCAAGCCAGCGGATCGTGTCCTCTCCGTTAATGATCTGGGCAGATTCGGGCTGCATTTGGATGATTGGGCTTGCGATCTCAAACACACGCAATAGACCGTTGGCATCCGTTTGCCTCTGCGCCCTCGCAAGGGGAGAGACATACTCAACGTCATAATCCGCGCCATCAAGGACCTCGGGGGCGGCTGGAAACTTTCTGCGACGATTGAGAAGGTTAAATACTCGCTCCACCATCGGACCGAGCAATTCCGTTTGCAAGCGTCCAAGGACCGGACCCATCAGGCGAAGCTTCTCCTCCTGGCGCTGAAGCACCTCGGTTGCCGTCATCTGTGGGCCTTGCTGTAACTGAAGCTGATCGATATAGAACCCGCTGCGAATGCGTTGGCGCACATCAAGCAGCATCTCCATGCCAATCGGAATATTGCCCCCCGTTTGCAGCGGCGTAATCGGATCAGAGCCGGAGCGTCGGAAATTCAGCCCACCGGGCACAGTCTTGACCGGGTTAAGCGCCCCGTCATCAGGGACAAGAAGTGGCGGGTCTACAATCTTTTGGGCGGCCTTGAGGACAGTCTTAGCCATCTCCTGTAGCATCTTGATGTCGGGCAGACACGATACGCCAGGGCCGCGACCATAAGTCTCGCCCGAGACCTTGGCCCATCGAGGAGAGACATAAGGCATCTCCTCAAAGCCACCGTCATCAATAATATGTTTACCCTCGCATAAAACGTAAGTAGACGTAACCGGAAGCTGATCGCGGGCAAGCGAGTTGTAGTCACGGTCCTTGCGAGGCTGGACGCAGTGGATAATATCGAATTGCTTGTCAAGCTCACCCTTTTCAAAAGCCTCCCGCACATCTTTTCCAACCTTCTCAATCCCCCACCGCTGGACAATCTGCCGAGATGTATATGAGAATTTCCGGTAGACCGTGTCGATAAACCCATTCATGTCCTCAGACAGGAAGCACTCTTTCAAATGCTTCGTGGAGAATGTCAAATCCCCAGTGTCAGGGTCCTCGCCGATAAACATTACCCCGGTCCCAAACGCCGTCAGGTCGAGATACAGTTCATGCATGTGTGACGCGAAGGACGCCTTTGGGGAGTTCAGCGACATGTAAATGATCCGCTCGACATCCTCCAGCCAGCGCAATACGCTCGTATCCTTCATCAGGCGTGGGTCAGTGAGGCGCAGCTTAAACCATTTTGACGCAGGGTTTGTCAGCATCCCGTGGAGGCCGGCACCCAGAAGCTCGTTTGCTATGATAGCCGTGGAGTCAACTACCTTGGTATTCTTCTTCTCTCCCTTGACCACCGTCGAGATGAAGTCAGCGCGGCGCGGGAAGACGACCTCAGCGATCTCTTGCCAATGGTAGTCCCAGTTTCGACGGTCTGCCTCCAAAGCTTCTTGCCGGGAGATGTATTTCTCAGCGTCCATTATTTAATCTCCGTCCAATGGAGGTTGCAGTAGACAACAGCAGTGCCGCCGATCCCAGTGCCGACCACGGTAAAGTTGCTGCTATCTACATTGTTGCCGTCAATGTCCAGGGTTAAGAAGATGCGGTTTGACGCAGCAGCCTTGCCCACTGTTGAGAAGGCTTTACCCCCAGACGCAGCGGCACCGAACTCGCTGTTCGTAAGATGGCCCCCAGTAAACGATGTGGCAGATGCGTCATACTCAATTCCACTCTCAGTGTCAGAGCTTGCCCAGCTTGCACCAGTCAGCGTTGAGCCGCGATACATCCGCAGCAAGACGGCGTTGTTGGTGGTGAAGAAGCTGATCTGTTCCGGCACATACTCACCACGGTTGGTGATGGAATTGAACAGCGCCTTGGGGCGGATCGAGATGACTGGTGTTTCGACGGTGACAGGGCACGATTTTCCGGGGATGCCATTAGGCGTGACATGCTCGTGGCCCAGGTCGGCAACAAAGCCGCCCTCAGAGCTAACAGACGCACAGATGCAGTCCATTGAGCCGGAGCCGCCAGTGCTGACGATGCGATACCTGACAGGCAGGTCAGCGGTGGACATATAAACGCCAGAAAGGACGTTGGTGTTCTTAAAGTGGTGGGCGTAGTACAGCTTGCCGTCAATGTCAGCGCCTACACGAACACGGCCAACACCAAGCCATTGCAAATCAACCACCATGATCTGCGACTTGGTTAAGTCAAACGTGACGCCGCTGAGTCCGGTGCCGTCAAATGGATCAATATTCCAGTCCTGGCTGAAGACTTCCTGCTCGACAGGGGTGCCGGTGCGGTTAGAGCGCAGGATGATCGACGCCAAGCCAGTGTCGCCATAATAGCGGAAGAACACGCCGTTATCGTCATCACCGTACCCAACTTCCTTGATCGTGCCGCTGTCAACGCTGCGGAAGCTAAACGTTATGAAGATCAGCTGCGACTTGCCGGTCTGATAGCGAATGTATCGCTGCGTCTGCCGGATCACCTCGTCATTGTTGGCCGAGACTGAGATGTTGGTGCTGGCTTCGTTGCTACTAAACGATGTCGCACCTGTGCCGGTGGTCTTGTGATACCACTTGTCCTGTGTGCCGTCGTCGTACTGGCTGGAACTCCCAAACAAGGTGGTGGGATCAGACACACGCAGGCGGGAGAAGGCGTCGAGCTGGTTGTCATAATGCGTGACAGGTAGCGGGTGTACATTTGAAGTAGGCACAGGCGTCCCCAATGGGGAATCGTGCATCAGCGCAACGTCCCTGACGAACTGTTCGTTGCTATTTCGCTTTTTTACCACGCGCCTTGCCCGCCTTCCTCATGGCTATCGCTATAGCCTGATCACGCTTGTACCCCTCATTTACAAGCGTCTTAACATTTGCCCAGACGGTCTTTTGGCTCGTCCCCTTCTTGAGAGGCATTACGCACCACTAATCAGCGAGGTGCCAGCGCCCCCCTCTTTGGCAGGCTTGCGCTTCTCAGCCTCTTTTCTCTTGTCGTCTTTTTTGGCGTCCATGACCATAGCGACAGGCGACAGGGCTTTCGGCCCCTTATCCATCACCATTGCGGCTGGCGACGTCGCCTTGAATAACCCGCCCATTACGCCCCCAGGAGGGTTTTCTTCTCAGTCGTCGGGGTTGCGGTTCCGGCGGCAGAGGTCAGGATAGTGGATTGGCGGCCAGCAGCAGCAAGGCGGCGCTTGCGTTCATTCTCGCGAGATGCCCGCACATCCTCGTCACTCTTGGTTGGGGCCACTGGAGCGGGTTCCAGCATCGGGGCCGGCGGCGGGGCAGGGGAAGAAAAAAGACCACCCATCACAAAACCTTTCGCAGTTGAGTTGCGGTGGAAGTATACCCGAGTTTTTCGTAAAGGCCAACAGTTCGTTCTTGTTTTATTCCGCTGGACACGCCAACGCGAATTTCATTCGCCCCCATTGCCATGGCCCAGTTTTCAAACGCATTCACTAGGCGCTTGCCAATAACGCCCCCCCTCGCGCCGTGGTCCACGAATAAAAACAATTCCGACGCCGTTAATCCTTTGGAAAAAAATTGAGGGTATATCGCCCCAGCAATTGCCCCCTTTATCTCTCCGTCATCATAGCAAAGGCCAACCTGATCGTGGCGCTCAAGGATGAAAAAGAAATTCTCCATGACCTTGTGCGGCGAGAACTTGAAGTTGCGGTAGGATTGAGCCTCGTCGTAAAACCGGCTCCCAAGCGCAAGAAGGGCATCGAGGTCGTCTTCCTCCCACGG